GCTGTGACTGGTTTCACGTCGCCAACGTATACGTTGACGGCCGACTCCAGTCCGAATGCACATTCCAAGCAATGGGCTGTAACCGCTCTTGGCGGTACGCAACCCGGAAGCGTGGATACGCATTCGATCTCCAATCCCTGGACCATCACGGTCGAACGTCCCGCGAACTTTCGCGGGGTCGGAACGCCGAATCCGGTTACAGGGGTTCTTGGAGTGCAGCCTCGGAATGTGTTCAAGATCCGCTTCCGTAAAGGAATGCTTCCCTTGAGCGGCCAGGCCGACCAAATCAGCAATTGCGAACTACGGATTCCCGTAGTAGCAGGCGCAGATTCGGCTGACCCGGAAAACATCCGAGCTTTGTTCAGCTTGATCGGAGGCGTCCTTAATTCGGACGCTGACGAACTGGCGCAGGCTTGTATCGACGGCATCGTTTGAGGAATTCAGTGATGAACTCTTCAAAACGGTACTTGACGTACTTAGCCTTAGCCTTCATCCCTCAGCTTTACGGCTGCTTATGGGAGAACATCCATGTGGATGGTACTCTCGACGCTAGCAGTAAACAAGAGGAAGTGTCACCGGAGCAATCTGGTGACCCTAAACCATTGGAAGAGGAAGACAACAAATGAAACTTCATGTCTTAAGTGAGGACCGCCGGTCCTATCGCGAAGCCGTGCAAACGGCTCGCAAAATGCAGGGTGACCTGATCAATCTCGTTGACGAGCTCTTGCTCGACAATTGGAATGACGCGGGGCTCTGCAGTGATGCAGCATTAGAAATAATGACGCATCTTTTGGAGCGGTATCCAAACTTGGAGACTGAGGCTTCTAGCGTTGTCAACCTCTTGGACGTGATCAATAAAGTTTGTGCGTTGGCGGAATATACTTACCGTCTGCGCACGGACTGCATTGCTCGTCCGTCTTTGGTTGATGAGGATAGCTGAATCAGCACTCTAGGATTGGAGGTCACTTGTGAAAATTCACAGCGAAGCTCTTTATTCTTACCTGCTCCAGGACCTATCCGAGCAGCTTCCCGAGACTGACCTCACGGTCGGAATCGAGGAGTGGCCCGGAATAACCGGACGGGAGCGGCAGGCCACTGCTCTTCTAGCTTCAGTCCTTAAGAAATTTAAGGATCAGAAGAACGAAGACGCAGATGACCGCGCTCTCGATCTCTTTCTACAGACCAACATGGAATGTAGGGAGTGGGAACTCAAACTAGAGAACTCAGGTGACGAATTGATGTTTGGACAGTTCCGTCAGGAGCTGTACAACTTCTTTAACGTCAATGGGTACTCTATCGTGCGCAACGCAAACCAGATCGCAGATCTGGGGCGAGTTGGGCCGGGTGCAAGTTTGCTTGCCTCTGGGTACGACTTCTATTCGAAGTTGTTCTCAAGCCAGCTCTCAAGCACGTCTGAGGGTCTCTGGACAATGTATCAGCACTGTGTTGCGAACACACCCACCTGGAGTCGGGCCGAAAGGCACCGTGAATCCGAGTACGGTGGTGTTCACATAGTGGCAGGTAACCGTCTGTCTTTCGTGGACAAAAAACGCGACATATCACGAGTCACATGTACGGAGCCAAACCTCAACATGTTTTTTCAGTTGGGGCTTGGCGAGCTAATGAATCGTCGTTTAATCCAAGTTTTTGGAATCGACATTCAAAAGCAGCCGGACAAGAATCGTGAGCTCGCACGTTACGCTAGTCTTACAGAAGATCTATGTACTATAGACCTCTCTGCTGCTAGCGATAGCGTGTCCTGCGGGATGTTGAAGGCTGCGTTACCACCTGATATCTTCGGGTGGCTGCAGTTATTTCGATCTCCTACAGTAACCTTACCTGACGGTAGGGTAGAGCAGCTACACATGATCAGCTCGATGGGTAACGGTTTTACGTTCCCCTTAGAGACGATCGTGTTCGCTTGTGTCGTTGCCGCTGTTTACCGTATCGAGGGAATTCCCTTGATACGAACCACGTGTGAGCACTATTGCAGTGCAAGGGAGATGTCACACCGTTTCGGTTTAAAGAGACGGTATGGTGTCGATCTGCCAGAGGATCCTAGCCAGATTCGATGGTCACACGGGAACTTCGGGGTGTTCGGAGACGATATTATCGCCGACAGCCGTGCCGCTATAAAAGTGGTGCGGCTGCTGAACATCCTTGGGTTCAAGGTTAACAGTGACAAGTCCTTCTTTGAAGGACCGTTCCGAGAATCTTGCGGGGCCGACTATTTTGATGGTCTGCCCGTCCGAGGAGTATATATTAAATCTCTCCGGTCGCAAAGTTCGCGGTATGTTGCCATTAATCGTCTTAACGAGTGGTCGGCGTTAACGGGTTTCCCGTTGCGGCGTTCCATTCAGTATCTCCTGAAAGCGGTGCGTAAGATCTACGTGCCGTTACACGAGAATGACGATGCAGGTATTAAGGTTCCTAGTAGAATAGCTTCAGCTATGGGTTGTTCGACCAAGGGCAAGCCGCATCCTGATATTAGCCAGCCGATTTTCGGCACGGTCAAATACAAGATGTGGGCGCCTAAAGTTTCGCAACTTAAGCTTAGCGAATCCAACAGAACCGTTCGAGGCCCAGGCAAACGTCGTTGTTACAATGACGAAGGCTTGTTTCTCGCTTATCTGCGTGGCGACATTATAGATGGTAGATGGGCTGTGAGACAACTCAGTCCACACTACCACACGAAATGGAGCACGACCCTATTCTGGGACCGTGTTCCGACGATTGGGAAGCAATTCCCGATTGGCACTAAGGCCTTGGCTAAGGCCATTGCCTACAACGTCCTGTTGTAGGCAAGCCCCAGGGGGGTTTGACGACCCTCCGCCTCCGCTGCGAT